GTGGCGCTGACCGCATGTTGCGCTACTTGAAAATGCAAGAGGGTTGGGAGGGAGATGAGTCCGATGCTAGTCAAAATGATTCTCTTTTTTTTCAATACCTCCATTATTCTATCTATTTGTTTGATTTGCATTTCATGAAACAGACTTACACTGATTCCATGTTGCAGGCTTGGACCAATGCTTTTATGTCCGCTATAAACAGTTACCTGGTTGTTACTACTGGGCACGTTTATTATATCAACAAAATGATTTCTGGTGCCAACAACACCATTCATCGTAATACCAAGATGTCTACGGTTAGAATTTATTGTTGGTTTATGCATGAGTTTCGACGCCGTAATGGAGTCACTCCTCTGCATTCTGACTGTATGGCATTGATGCGTCACATATGTGTGGGAGATGACCTCAATAGTACTTATCATCCCTCGTTTTTGCCAGTGGATCTCACTGACAAAGTTCTTTTCTTTTGGAATCGTATGGGACAAATTATTACCATCCCCAACGAGCGAACTATGTCTCCTCACTTACTCACTTTTCTCTCACAGCGTTACCAACAATGTGATGAAGTTTATCTCCCCGTGCTTAGTGCTGAGAAAATGAAGGGCTCCATTAGATGGGGAGCTACTAAAAACTCACTTTATAACACTATGTTGCGGTTGAATTCTATTCGTGCTGCTACGTGGACAAACGAACCTATTCGTGAACTCGTTTTGCGTCTCCGTTCTTATCTCTATTCCAAATCTCCTCACGCCTTTGTTAAATTGTTTGAGGGTGAAGAGCGACTTCAAGTTGACTCAGGGTGGCTTACCGATAGTGAGCTCCGGGCCCTGTGGACAAATCCTCCTGGTAGCCGAGTGATTTAAGAGATTTTTACAGAGTCTCACGTTCGTCATGTCGAACCCTTTTGTTCCCCCTCCACCTTGGATTAACCACGGCGGTATCGTTAGAGACACTCCTGCTGAATCAGCTAGTTTTCCCTTCATCAACCGATTCGGTGGTTCTACTAAGCAGGTTTTTCAAGGTCGTAGACGTAGGGGCCATTTAGCTCCCGGTGTTAATCCTGCTTATTGGGGTGGCTCTGCTTTCGACACTGAAGCCGAATTCAGAGATTACCTTTATACTGCCTCAATAGCAGCTTCAAAAGGCCTCAGAAACAAGGGCAACGTTACTGCTCCTGATTCTGCTAACGCTTTGCGCGACGCATTAGCCGGACTTTCTGGTGGCGACCCTTATAGCCGCTACAACACTCCCGCTATTCAGCAAGAACTTCTCAACTTTGATCAGTTGTACGTTCCTGGAGAAGAAGATTACGATTTTGAATCTGCTCCTACTGCTCCTTCCGACCCTGCTAACGGTGACACTCCTTGGCAGCCGAGCCCTTCAAATCCAGGTCCTGCTCCTCTTCCTGATCCTAGTGTTCCTGGTTCGACTACTACACAGATCCAACCGGGTATTCAACCATGGTTAACAAACCAAAGCAAAGGCGTGCGCGTTCCGCATCGCGTGGGAGGGAAGAGAAAAAAAAAAAAAAAAAAAAAAAAAAAAAAAAAAAAAAAAAAAAAAAAAAAA